CCAAATGGATGGTGCTGACGGCGGTTCAAACATCGGGTTCAGAACCACAAACGCAAATAATGTACCATCATCAGAACGCATGCGCATCGACAGCAGCGGCAATGTTGGGATTGGTACTAGTTCGCCTAGTAATACTTTATCTGTAGAGGGTTCCGGCACTGGATTAAACATTAACAGCACAAACGATGAAGTTAAAAAGATTGCTTTTGAAAATAGTGGTTCCCTCACTGGTTACATCGGAAGCAGCGCCTCATCACCTTTAAGGTTTTTAAATGGATCAGCCACAGAATACATGCGCATCGACTCTAATGGACGTGTAGCAATAGGCGGCTCAGGAGCATCAGGAAATAATCTAACACTACACAATGCTTCCGCCGTAGAAATAGATTTAGATTGTAGTGGTGGTAAAAACTTTAGGATTTCCTCTGAAAGCGATAGCGCTTTAAAATTTACAGATAAAGACGCCAACCAAGAACGTATGCGCATCGCCTCTGATGGCTCTGTTGGAATCGGCACAAATTCGCCTAGTAGACAGCTAACAGTAAGCAACAGTGGTGCGGCTTTATTACTTTTGGAAAGCACAGGCAATGATAATGGTCAGTTGTTGTTTGGCGACAGTGCGAGTGATACGGTTGGTAAAGTCGGGTACTCCCATAGCACTAACCATATGTTTTTCACTACTGACGACTCAGAACGCATGCGCATCGATTCCAGCGGCAATGTTGGAATAGGCACAAGCTCACCAACGTACTTAATTGATGCACACGGTGCTGGTACAACAGCTCAAATACGAATGAAATTTAGTGGCTCTGATGGTAATCGTGCAGGATTTTTATTAGAAAATGGTCACACAGGAGGTCGTTCTTACGGTCTTTTTGCAGGAAACGATTCTACGGGTGCTGGCCTTGGTAATAGCTTTGGCATAATGGACAATACAGCCAATCTTTACAGGATGGTGATAACAGACGATGGCAATGTTGGGTTCGGAACAAGCTCACCTAACGAAAGACTTACAGTTTATGAGAATGATTCTAGTTATGGCAGCACAGCAATCCATGTTCATAACGATAAGACTGATGACGCAGCAATGCTTATTTTGGAGGGTAAACGCTCATCTACGAACGATACTGCCCAAATCATTATGGCTAACGATGGGGATAATGTAGCTGGCATTAAAGCGTACTCTGGTGCCGATGAAGGTGAGCTACGCTTTTACACCAGCCCCGCCGCTTCCGGTGATGTAATCACGGAACGTATGCGCATCGATTCCAGCGGCAATGTGGGAATAGGCTGTTCGCCTGCTAGAAACTTAGCGGTTAATTCTGGAGGCTCAAGTGGTTATATCCAGCTAGTAAATACTGCCTCAGGCACAGCCGCATCAAGCGGTTTGGAAATTAAATTAGATAGTGCTGGCGCAGAAGCAGATATTATTAATAGAGAAAATGGAAGATTAGGATTCTGGACTAACAACATAGAACGCATGCGCATCGACAGTAGCGGCAATGTTGGGTTCGGCACAAGTAGTCCTAACTCTTACGCAGGTCAAACTGCACTAACGATTAACTCAACAGGCGTTGCTAGGTTAGATTTAGATATTGACAATGCTTATCAAGGCTATTTGCTTGCTGAAACTGGATATATAGGACTATACGCCAAAGCAAATAATTATATTAGTATGGGAGTAGATGGTGTAGGCGAAGCCATGCGGATTTCAAGCAACGGCAATGTTGGAATAGGCTGTTCGCCAACACAAAAGCTGCAAGTTTCTGGTGGTAGTTTTTTACAACAGCAATCAGGGGCAACAAATAATACAGCACCTACTGCGGTAACAGTCAGCAATTTAACTACAGGCGCACACGCAGCGGGTCTGGGTGCTTCACTATTGTTTACTCATGTAAACAGTGGTGGCGGGTATAACGGCCCTAAAATCTCAAGTGTGTCTAACACAGACCCGTTTACAGCAAACTTGGTTTTTTATAGCCACAACTATTCTCACTCAGAAGCCATGAGGCTGGATGCCAGTGGTAACTTGCTGGTGGGTACTACTACAGCAGTAGGTTTAGGTAACGGTAGTTCAAACGAAGGCATAAGTATTAGTAGTACTCAATGCCAATTAATTGTTGCAACGTCAGATGATACTTCTCTTTACTTAAACAGACAAACTAGTGACGGTAGCATTCTTGAGTTCCGCAAAGACGGCTCAAATGTAGGAAGTATTCAATCACGAGCAAGTCTTGTGTCTACCTTTGTTCTTGACCCTCGTTCTGGTGGTGCAGGTATTACTTCAGGGGGGCCAATCCTATATCCAACAAATGAAAGTGGCTCTTTAACAAATGGAAGCATGGATTTTGGTGCTGCGTCGTACCGTTGGAAAGACCTCCACCTGTCTGGCGGTGTATACCTTGGCGGCAATAAGCTGGATGACTATGAGGAGGGGACTTGGACGCCTACGATTAGTTCTGGAACTGTAACATATACCTCTCAAAGAGGAAGATATACTAAAATAGGACGACAAGTATATATACATGGTTTTATTCAGATTGCGTCAATATCTGGCTCCTCCAGTACTGACATCGTTTCTGGTCTCCCTTTTACAGCAAAAGCTGACAATAACTATGCAGCGCTCGCTTCAAAAACAAATGGATTTGATTGGGGCGGATCATCAACAATGATAACTTTCCAAGTTGTACCAAACACTACAAAATTGGGTGCTGTAGGATCAGGAAATAATCAAGCCTTTCGTGACATAAATAGTTCAGGTTTATCAGCAAACGATTGGATAGCATTTACTGGCAGCTACGTTACAGACGCATAACCATCACAGGAGATAAACGATGGCACTAACAGAAGAAACACTAAACGACAAAATCGAAGTCGTGAACAACGGCACATTTACCACGGTGCAAGTTCGTACAGCGAACATCATCAAGCGGGATGGCGCAGAGTTAAGCAAGTCATACCACCGCCATGTGGTTATGCCTGATGTTGACCTGACAGCAGAAGATGCAGATGTGTCTGCGATCTGCACAACCGTATTCACCCAAGCGGTTAAGGATGCTTACGCCGCACACTTAGCAGCACAGGAGAATAACTAATGGCAACTTGGAAGATTATACAAATCGAAATACTTAACAGCGAGGAGGATCAAAATCCTGCTGGTTGGGTGTTGAATATTCACTATGACTGCACACAAGATGGTGGTCGAGTATACGGCTCTTTATCCATGCCTGCGCATGAGGAGGGTGGGGTATTCACCGACCTTGCGGCAATGAGTGTAGAGGATCGCATAGCCAAAGCGCTCGACTGGCTGGCTGAACAGCTAGGTGAGGATGAAGTGGCTAGAATTGAAGCCAGTGTTGCAGCAATGGCCGAGGCAATTCTAAATCCTCGCACAAGCTCTCTAAAACTGGTCCATGACGCCGCAGCGTAAAAATCTAAATAAAGAGGTTCAAAATGGTTAAGAAAAAAACAAACACCATTACGATCAATGATGAAGAATACACTGAAGACCAACTGACAGACCAGCAAAAGGTGATGATAAATCATGTTGCTGATCTGGACCGTAAGATTGGCTCTACTCAATTTAATCTTGACCAACTTCATGTTGGTAAAAAAGCGTTTGTAGACATGCTGACAGCATCACTTGAAACATCACATGATCAATAAAAATACGGGGCTGGAAAAATGACACAAAATCTTAACGGATGGCATTATAATGTAAAGGTATCCTAATTGCTAGGTGCTGCGCCGTTAGGATCGGCCCCCTTAGGCTCCCTTGTTGACGCTCCCGAAGGTTGGAGAACACTAGAGGACGGAAGCCCCAGAGTAACAGAAGCCAGTGATGGAAGGATCACAGAAGGCTTTACTGTGGAGGATTTAGCCTCAGATATTACTGCGACAAGTGTAGCAACCTTCCTGGGTTTACGAATAGGAAGAGGAGAAACATCACTTACTGCCATAAGTAGTAAGCTAGACGCCGCAGAGAAAACAGTTTTCGGAGCCTTTGACTCAGACGTATCAGAGGAACAGAGGGTAACAGAAGACGGTGACTCAAGGGTAACTCAAGCAGGGGATGACAGAGTTACAGAGATTGGAAGCTGTGCCTTAAGTGGAACAGCCCAAGTAACTCTAGGGGCTTACGTAGACTTTTCTACTCTGAGTAGTCAGACCTCTCAAGCAGGAAGAGTAAACAAATCTGAAGTATCCTTAGTCGCCTCAGGGAGTTTCTTAGGTGCCTTAAAAGGGATAATAAGAGTAGCTTCGGATGTCACTGCAACTAGTGTTGTATCCTTTACTGGTAGTGCAGACTACAGCGGAGAGACATCACTTACTGCCTCAGGTAGTCAGCTAGACGCCGCAGAGAAAATAGTTTTCGGAGCCTTTGACTCAGACGTGTCTGAGGAGCAAAGGGTAACAGAAGACGGTGACTCAAGGGTAACTCAGGCAGGGGACGGTAGGGTTACAGAGATTGGAAGCTGTGCCTTAACTGGCGTGGCCCAAGTAACTCTAGGGACTTACGTAGACTTTTCTACTCTGAGTAGTCAGACCTCTCAGGCAGGAAAAATAGGCAGGCCTGAAGTATCCTTAGTCGCCTCAGGGAGTTTCTCAACCTCTATAAAAGAGATAACAAGGGTCGAACTTTCCTTAGGAGTACACCAGGAAAGACGTACTGAGGCAGGTGATAGTAGGGTAACAGAAGCTGGCGACGGACGAGTTACTGAAGACGTTGGGGCTGATCTTAATGCGACAGCCAATGCGATAAGAAGACCAAGCGGTTCCTTGACAACCTCCGCAGGTATCGTTTCGGTAGCAGGGCTTGTTGGACAGACTAGCAGTAGCTTATCAGCTTCAACAGGTATTGTCTCCTTAGCTATAAGAGCGCACCTCGCTGTATCTCTTGTTTCAGGTACCTCCAGCCTGAGCGCAACAGGAAGAAAAACACACACTTGGTTCGGAGTATACGAAGCTGTTGACGAAGAGTACACAAGAGCAACGGAAAACGGAGACACTCGACAAACAGAAAGCGGCTCTGATACAAGGTCTATCAGGTTCGTACAAAATAAAGCGGAAGGCAGTATCCTCGGAGACCCGACTAGAATACTTTTTTCAGGGGATATGTACGTTAAGGATGACAGTACTTGGAAAGACTCGGAGGTATTCGTAAAATGGCAAGGTACTTGGGGCCGACCAGAAGCAGTCTACAAACACACAAACGGAGCATGGAAAAGGGTTTACTAAATGGCTAATGTAAAAATATCTCAGCTTACCGGAGCAAGCTCCGTAGTTGACGCAAATGAATTTGAAATTAATGAGGCAGGTACTTCGAAAAAAGTAACTGGGGCACAGATTTCTACCAAAGTTAGGGCAGACATCACGTCTAGTGATGTACAGGGTGCAGGGGCCTTAATGGACTCTGAGCTTACTGCTTTAGCTGACGTTAAGGCTATAGATCAAGGCGTCAGTACAGGGGATAGTCCACAGTTTACGGGAATAAACGTAGGACATGCTTCTGATACGACACTTACAAGGGTGTCAGCAGGTAAGTTAGCTGTTGAAGGGGTGGAGATAACCGCCAACTCTACAACCCAAACCCTTACCAATAAGACGCTGACGTCACCTACCTTGACCTCCCCTACAGTCAACGTAACTTCGGATGCGACTGGAGACCTATATTACCGTACCGCTGGCGGAGCCTTTGCTCGCCTGGCCATAGGCTCAACGGACGAGGTACTGACGGTATCCTCAGGTCTTCCTTCATGGGAAGAAGCTAGTTCTGGTTCTAGTAGTCTTGGGGCGGTAGGGACAACTATGGTTCTGTATCAAAGTACAACAGGGACTTCAAACACTTCGGTTACCGCAGACTCTACTTACGCAGGCAGTGGTCTGGTCTACACGACATCAAGTAGTCAAAATGGGTTTGCGACTATACAGATGACAGGTACAGCCGCCCCCACAGGAACAGCCGTTTCAGGGACATGGAGGGCACTTCAGTCTGGTCAGGCTAGGCTCTATACAAGTGGGATAGGCGCAAATACAAAGTACTACCCTGCACTATACGTTAGAACAGTTTAAGGAGTTAAGAAAATGGAATATAAAAACCCAGAGTGGTCTTCCGAGACTACAATAGACTGCGAAGTCAATCACCCTAAATTTGGGTGGGTGCCTTTCACCTGTAACCCAAGTGATGTAGGGGCAGTGTTTGACGTCAGCAGCTTATTCAACCTAATGAAAGTAGATAAGACTACGGTTAAATTTACGGCCCCGCCTACACCTGATCCAGCCGAGATTCAAGCAGGCGAAGTCCGTAGAAAGCGTAATGAACTGCTTGTCTCAGAGGTTGACCCTGTTGCTGGTCATGTCCTTAGGTGGAACTCCTTAACGGCAGAGGAACAAGAGGCGTTGGCCGATTATAGACAAGCCCTACTAGATGTACCACAACAGTCAGGTTTTCCCCAGAGTGTGATTTGGCCTACTTACTAATAAGACTAGGGATACTTTACTAAAACCCTAGACTTAAGGAGAACACTATGGTAGACAATAGCTGGCACCTGTCAAAGTCTGTGCCTATAACACTGATACTTGCAATACTTATGCAGACTGTATCTCTCGTGTGGTTCGTCTCCACTTTAAGGAACGACCTAGATAAAGCACAGACCGATATAATTAGACACGACACTAAGATTGAGGGGCTTGGAGAGGTAGTCCAGGGTCAGGCTATTACAATGGCTAGAATGGACGAGAACATCAAGTCTATCAGAGAGCTTTTAGAGCAGTACCTCAGGAGTATTAGAGACTAATATGTCTGTGTCAATTTCCGATATTAGACTTGCAGCAGAAAACGACTTAGTTACCTTTATTAAGCTGGTAGCTCCAGAACAGGTGTTAGGGCAGTGTCACGAAGATGTATGTAGCTGGTGGACTAGGGAAAATTCAAAGACTCATCAACTACTTCTATTCCCAAGAGACCACGGCAAGTCTCGTCTTGTTGCCTTTAGAGTGGCTTGGGAATTAACCAGAGACCCTACTCTAAGAATATTATACATCTCTGCTACAGCAAACCTTGCAGAGAAGCAGCTAGGTTTCATCAAAGGGATACTTACCTCCAAGGCTTACCAGAGATACTGGCCTGATCACGTTAATGCTGAAGAAGGTAAAAGGGCTAGGTGGACTACCTCAGAGATTATGTTAGACCACCCAGAGCGAAAGAAGGAAAATGTTAGAGACCCGTCTGTGTTTACAGGTGGTTTGACAACATCACTGACTGGCCTGCACTGTGACATAGCTGTTCTGGACGATATTGTTGTTTACGAGAATGCGTACACAGGTGAGGGCCGAGGGAAGGTTAAGAGTCAATACTCCCTTCTCTCCTCCATTGAAGGGGCAGAGGCAAAGGAATGGGTGGTAGGCACCAGGTACCATCCAGCAGACCTTTATAATGACCTCCTTCAAATGGTCGAGGACCAGTACGACCACAAAGGCACTAAGGTTGGTGAAGAGAATATTTACGAAGTCTTTGAGAGACCCGTAGAAGAAGACGGTGATGGTACAGGAGAGTTTCTCTGGCCTAGACAACACCGCAAAGATGGTAAGTGGTTTGGCTTTGATATTAGAGTGCTGGCAAAGAAGCGTGGACAGTACTTGGACAAAGGGCAGTTTAGGGCACAGTACTATAATGACCCCTCTGACCCAGACAATGTTCCTGTAGGATCAGACAAGTTCCAGTACTATGACCGTAAACACTTAGTATTAGAACAGGGGCACTGGTACTACAAAGAGAATAGGCTGAACGTCTTCGCTGCTGTTGATTTTGCATTTAGCTTAAATAAAAAGGCAGATTATACAGCTATTGTCGTAATAGGTATTGACAATTCAAATAATGTGTTTATACTTGACATCGACAGATTCAAAACGGACAGAATTTCTGAGTACTTTGAACATGCCTTGGTCTTAGTAACTAAGTGGGGTTTTAGAAAACTTCGGGCAGAGACTACAGTAGCTCAGAAAGCTATCGTCAGACAACTGAAAGAGCTAATTAAAGAGCATGGGTTGTCTCTCAGCATTAATGAATATCGTCCTAATAAGGGCAGTAAGGAAGAAAGAATTGCTGCTATCCTAGAGCCTAGATATGATAACCTTTCTATCTGGCATTACAGAGGAGGTAATATACAGGTGCTTGAAGAAGAGTTATCAAGTCGTAATCCTCCGCATGACGATGTAAAAGATGCTTTAGCCGCTGTAGTAGACTTAGCAGTCAAACCATCTAAGGCCTATAGCAAAGGCAAAAGGACTAATATAGTCTGGGCTAATAACAGATTCAGAGGTACTGGGTAATGAACAGCATAGACATAGAACAAATCCTCAATCCAGATACCTTGGCGGTAGAAATAGCCTCAAGATGGAATGAGTGGAACCAGCTTCGTAGTAAGTGGTTAGAAGAGAAAAAAGAGTTACGGAACTACCTATACGCTACGGATACAAAGACCACCCAAAACTCTATGTTGCCTTGGTCAAACTCGACAACAACCCCGAAACTAACTCAAATCATGGATAACCTCCATGCAAACTACTTTGCTACTCTCTTTCCTAGAAGACAGTGGATGAAGTTTGAGGCAGAGAAGGGTGGCCCAGAGCTAAAGGCTAAGAGGGATATAATCCAGGCCTACCTAGATACTAAAGTTAGGCAGTCAGCTTTTGTCAATACCTGCTCCGACATCCTGTACGACTATATCCAGTACGGAAACTGCTTCGCCACCTTAAACTGGGAGCAGAAGTATTTAACAGGCCCTGAAGACGAAGTTGTAATTGATTACATAGGGCCTAAGCTAGTTCGTATCTCTCCCTTTGATATTGTTTTTAACCCTTCGGCAAAAGACTTTGAGTCAACACCTAAGGTAATTAGAAGCCTAAAGTCTCTCGGTGACATCAAACGTATGTGCGACGAAAACCCTGAGAACGAACATTTCAAGCAAGTGTTTGAAAAAAGTCTAGCCGCAAGAAGTTCTGTACTAGGTGGCGATGACAAGTATAAGGGTGACGCCTACGTAGCTGATGGCTTCTCAAATATTCGGCAGTACTACGAGTCAGACTATGTAGAGGTTCTGACTTTCTACGGGGACATCTACGAAAAAGGCGATAACGAGTTCCACTCAAATAGAGTTATCACGGTACTCGATAGAGCCTATGTACTTTCTAACGAACAGAACCCAAGCTGGCTTGCGGGTTCACCTATCTACCACGCTGGTTGGAGACCAAGACCGGACAACCTCTACGCAATGGGTCCACTAGACAACTTGGTCGGTATGCAATATCGCATCGACCACCTAGAGAACCTTAAGGCAGATGTCTTTGACCAGATCGCCTACCCAATCCTGAAGGTTAAGGGAGACGTAGAAGACTTTGAATTTGAGCCTGGTGCCCGTATATACATGGGGGAAGAGGGTGATGTAGGTTACATGGCACCAGATGCCACCGCACTACAAGCCGACCTTCAAATCCAGATACTCGAAGCTAAGATGGAAGAGATGGCAGGTGCCCCTAAACAGGCAATGGGTTTCCGTACTCCTGGAGAGAAGACAGCCTTCGAAGTACAGACACTACAAAACTCTGCGTCCCGCATCTTTGAACATAAGACAGCACACCTTGAAAGAACTTTCCTAGAGCCAATCCTGAATAGTATGTTGGAGATGGCTAGAAGGTACCTTAATACGTCAGACGTGGTAAGAGTGTTAGACAAAGACTATGGCGTCGAAGTGTTTAAGTCTATTACTAAAGACGATATTACAGCAGAGGGTAAGATTGTGCCAATCGGTGCTAGGCACTTTGCAGAGAGGGCTAGGAGGATACAGAACTTACAGCAACTATACCAGCTTAAGCTTTCTGATCCGTCTGTTGCAGCACACCTATCAGGTAAAGAGTTTGCTAGGATACTCTCAGAAGAGCTTGGTGAACCAGAACTCTTTAGTGATAATGTGGCTATCTCTGAGCAATTAGCTACCCAACAAGTGATGCAAGAGGCCGAGATGCAGAACGAGCAAGACCTCGCCCAGAAGGCTGAACTAGGGATTTAAAATGACAGACATCAACAATAGAATGAAGTTCTTAAGTAAGCGATTCAGAAAACCTACAGCTAAAAAAGCTACTCGGCCTGTTAAAAGTAAGACAAAAACAACACTGGGTCTTTCCGGCGTCACTATAAAAAAGAAAAACAAGTCGGTGGACGTAGGCCCTAACGGCCTTTCATTTAAGGTAAGATTTTAGATGAACTCAGTTTGGTTTAAAAACGTACCTAAGTCAGAGAAGGAGAGGCGTAGAGGAGAAGTCCTTGCTCACCGCAATGCCTTTGATGACCTAAAAGAAGTACTCGAACAAAACTACTTTAAGAAGGAGTGTGTTCGAGACTACGATATTCCTAATTGGGAGTATCGTCAAATTGCAGTCAATGAGTACAATGCTGTACTTGATGACCTGCTAAATTTAATAACCTTAACCGAAAGGTAACTAATGACAATCTTTGAAGAAGCCCAAACCATAGGGCAACAAGAGCCGATCACACCAGAACAAACCCAAGATTCTTTTGTTGATCAACTCGCACAGACGAAAGGCGAGAATTGGAGAGACCCTGAAGTACTTGCTAAAGGTAAAATTGAGGCAGATACTTATATTCAAAATCTTGAAGGTCAGCTTGCTGAAATGAGAGTAGACTTGAATAAACAGGACTATGCCAAAGAAATTCTCGAAACACTTCAGAACAAGGCTACGGATACCTCCTCCGTTTTTTCTGAAGAGTCTGACCATACAGGAGGCACTAATTTAGGCGACACCCCGTCAAGTGTTAGTGAGGATCACCTGAAGAGCCTTGTCGAAAAGACACTTAGCCAGAGAGAGAAAGATACTGTTGTGAGACAGAATATTGCTCTCGTAGAAGAGAGCCTTAAAAAGGAATACGGCGATGCTGCTCCTAATAAGGTTAGTGAGAAGGCTAAAGAACTAGGTATGTCCCCAGAAAAAATGCAGGAAATTGCTTCTGAGTCTCCTAGTGCTTTCTTTACTCTGCTTGGCAAAGAACATAAGACCTTACAGCCTATGGTAAGCGGGTCTGTTCGGACAGAAAGTGTCAACCTTCAAGCCTCGACGGAACGTGACTGGAGTTATTACCAGGCAATGCGTCGGGAAAACTCATCCAAATACTTTACCCCCTCTGTCCAAAGACAACTCATGGAAGACAAAATGAGGTTGGGGGATAAGTTTGGTAACACTTAGAAAGGACTAGTCTAATGGCTGGTATGATTTCCTCAAATACCGATATGGGTCGGTTAATTCGTTCTGAGGTATGGTCCTCAGAACTTAAAGACATCCTTCGGGATGAAATGATGGCACAGAAGTACGTCAGAATGTTGGAAGGTTTCCCTGACGGGTCTACTTTCACTATTCCGACTATCGGTGAAATTGACGTGGCAAACTACACTGAAGATGCTGCCGTGTCATACACACCACTGGATACTGCCGAGTTCTCGTTCACTATTGGTGAGTACCTCCAGTCAGCTACTTATGTTACTAAGAAAGCTGCACAGGACTCATTCTACTCTGCTGAACTAGAGTCGAGATTTGTTCCAGAACAGTCAAGAGCTATCATGGAACACTTCGAGTCAATGTCTCTGGCTATGTCTGAAGTGGGTGTCTCAGCTAACTCCGCTGAAACTCTTGACGGTGCTTCGCATCGTATCTCTGGTGGTAACGCCGGTAAAATCGAAGTCGCAGACTTTGCCTTTGCCCGTTATGCGCTGAAGAAGTCTAAGGTCGGTGATCGTAACTTGGTTGCTATCGTTGATCCTTCGGTTGAGTTCCAGATGTCAACTCTGACTAACCTCGTAAATGTAAGCAACAACCCTCAGTGGGAAGGTATCGTCCGAGACGGTGCAACTACTGGTATGCGTTTCATTGCTAATGTTTATGGCTTCGACGTATACACGTCCAACTTCCTCAAGTCTACTATCTCTGACTCGGCTCTGAAAGAACGTGATGGTACCACCACTAATGACTTCTCGTCTGACAATGGTGTAGCTAACTTGTTCTTCTCGGCTGACCCTGCATCCAATCCTTTTGTTGGTGCTTGGAGACAAATGCCTGAAGTTGACTACGAGTACAACAAAGACTACCAACGGCATGAGTATGTAACTACTGCTCGTTACGGAGTCAAGAAGTACCGCCCTGAAGGTATCGTTACTGTCGTAACTGACCCTTCCGTTTAATCTAACTTGGTGGTCCCTTAACTGGGGCCACCTTCCTATACATAGAGGTTCACAATGACACTTCATTCTTCACTTACTGGTTCAGAGTGCCATGAACCTAAAGGAGCAAATACCTCAGGGGCTGGTCGGGTCTATGTTGCTGACGGGTCTGGTAGTGGCTCTTGGAAATTTCGTCCCTATACACTGGTCTTGAACATTGACGATATAGCATCGTCAGGTGACATATACATTCCCATCCCATACGCAGGTAATGTTGCTAAGGTACAAACTACTCTTAGTGGAGCTATAGCTGGTTCCGATGTTATCTTTACAGTATACGACTCAAGCAACAACTCTATGGGAACTCTTACGATTACCCAGTCTGGTTCTGCGGCAGGAGATACTGACACATTAGTACCCGCCAGTAATCAGGATGTAACTGGCTCAGATTATGTAAAGATAAGCTGCAACGGTGGTGCTACAGCCCATGTAGATACTACCATTGTTGTTTGTGTGGAGGGAACTTAATGAAGAGTACACTTCTCCAGATGGTTCAGTCAATCCTGAGTGATATGGACTCAGAGGACGTGAATACCATCAGTGATACGGTAGAGGCGCAGCAGATTGCTTCTGTTATAGAAGATACTTACTATAACATAATAGCAGGCCGAGACATCCCAGAGCATAAGAAGCTTATGGACTTGACGGCACTAGCTGACAGCACAAGGCCTACCCATTTTAAGTATCCTACAAACGTCAAACAAGTAAGTAAAGTTTCGTACAATACAGCGGCCTCAGGCGAGAATTATACTGAAGTTAAGTATGTAGACCATGACTACTTTCTTGAGAGTATGAACCAAAACGGACTAAAGGTTGAAACTCTTAGCGGTAACCTAGACATCTTTGTCAGTAATGATACTATGCCTACCTACTACACGTCCTTCGACGATGAAAATATCATTATGAACGCCTACGATGCTTCAATCGAGTCTACTCTTCAGCAGTCTAAGACAAGGGCTTTCGGTTCATTCTTCCCCACATTCTCGACAACAGATAGTTTTGTACCCGATCTGGATGAAACACTATTTCCTTACTTCTTAGCTGAAGCTAAGTCAACGTGTTTCTCCTTGTTTAAGTCGGGTACTGATCCTAAGGTGGAGCAAGCTGCTCGTAGGCTGAAGTCTCATATTAGAAATGACTTATACAAGACTGAGCAGGTAAACAAGAGGCCGATGTACGGTAGAACATGAACATAGAAGAGAACACGGAGAAACAGACTTGTGTGATCACATCTGACAAACTCGTTACTAAAGTCCATATCCAGATAAAGCCCGGTGGTTATGGTTTCTTTGGAGTGTCTTTTGAGAAAGGACTTATTCCTAAAGACCTTCAAGGAAGTTACTCTAGCTTAAAGAAAGCAAAGAGGGCTGTTGAAGTTTACTTGAAGAATATGAAGCAAACTAAGGCAGCTAGAAGAAACGAGTTTGCCAAGGATTTTACGGAACGGAAGCGAAAGAATGCCTCAAACGATAAACCAAAAAACGGTCAACACATTCGTAAAAGGTCTGGTAACTGAGGCAGGAGAGCTTACGTTCCCAGAGGATGCCTCTATTGACGAAAGGAACTGTGTCCTTGAAAGGGATGGTTCTAGGCGAAGACGTTTAGCTGTCGAATTAGAGAACAGTAATGTTGACTCCAGTTTCACCACAACAAGAACAGAGGTTTTTACGTCTAGTATCTGGTATAACGTAGGCGGTATCGCTGGTAAAAACTGGCTGGTGTTACAAGAAGGGGACAGGATTTATTTCTACAATACAGTAGAGGAGCCTTACTCCGCTTCTGAGTTGACTGGACTGAGTATTACACAGGCTGATGGAAGTACTGGAAGTAGTTATGTAGACTTAGGAAATAGTGACCTAGACCCTAGTAACAGCGTTGAAGTTGTAGATAATAAGATTGAAACAACTAGCATTGACGGGTCTCTTATTGTTGTCTCCCCCGCTATTGAACCTTTCTATCTTGAGTACATAAGTGACTCAAGTATCGTAGTCAATAAGATTACTCCTAAAGTGAGGGACTTTAAGTGGCAGGGGGACATTGACGAGTATAGCGAAGAAGAGCCTAATACAAGTGTTACCGATGCTCGGAAGTATGACAGTGCTAACGGAGGGTGGACCGGAACTAAAGGTGTCGCAGCAAACGCTTCTTATAGCAGTACTGCCTGGCCTCCACTGACACACCCTTGGTACTCTGGTAAAAATTCTGACGGGGACTTTGACAAGTCTGAGTGGGAAAAAATATTCTCTGGTTCATCTATACTAGGTAACGGCCATTTTATCCTCGACTTTTTTAATAAGGAACGGTCAGTCTCATTCAACGCAGATGTTGAGGAGCAGACAGATACCCTTGGGGATAGTCTTGACACAGTAGAGTCTTCAAGGTTTAAGTCTGTGGCCTCTTTCTCAGGCCGTGTTTTTTATGCCGGACTTCAAAGCCCAGAGAACGCAGGTAAGATACTTTTCTCTAGGTTAGTTGACGATATTGATGAAGTTGGTAGGTGCTACCAACAGAACGACCCTTCATCAGAGAGCCTTAGTGATTTGCTAGATACTGATGGGGGTGTCATAACGATCAAAGAGGCGGCTAACATCCAAAAGCTCGCTGTTGTAGGCACTTCATTACTAGTCTTTGCCGAGAATGGGGTGTGGCAGATTTCAGGGGTTGAGGGAATCTTCTCTCCTGCTGCATATTCTGTAAACAAAGTTACATCTGTCGGAATAAACGGAGTTAAGACGTATGTAGAAGCTGACGGTATTCCTATTTGGTGGTCTAAAAACGGTATACACACCCTAGTCTCAGACAAAGTATCGGGGAGACTAGGTGAACAGAACCTCAGCATCAGCACAGTACAAACCTTTTTTGACGGCATTGACGGCCAAGCCAAACTACAGTGTGAGGCAATCTTCGATAAAGTTAATAAGAGAGTATACTGGTTTTACCCAGAAAATAGCCAGTCATCCGCCGACAAGAATAAAAAGAATAAGGTGCTTATAATGGACCTTCCTGTGCAAGCCTTCTACCCTTGGGATATTTCAGGTAGTGCAGACGATAAACAGTATATTATATCAGCCGCCTACTTAGACAGCTTCGGCTCAGAGTTCATTGACGTAGACGTCACGGCGAATGACGGGACCACTCTTATTACTGACAGTAGTAGTGACACAATTATTGTACAGAGAGAAACACAAGTAGCTACAGCAGACGCTGCCCTAGCTTTACTAGTGTTGGATAGAACAGGGGGAACTAATAAGGTCACTATAGCATCCTTTAGTTCCACCACCTTTAAGGATTGGGACAGTGGGGGAGACTATGTATCTTTCGCAGAAGCTGGTTACGACTTTATGGGAGACCTTATACGAAAGAAGACCGCACCCTACGTACAGGTCTACCTAAGACCCACTGAAACAGGCTGGACAGGAAATGAGAATGACGGATACACACCTGTCAGAGAATCCTCCCTAAAGATTTCAACCTACTGGGACTTCAGAAAGACGGTATCCTCTGCTGCTCAGGAGGCGTACAGACTAAAGTATACTCCTGTAGTTGATCCAAGTGACTTGACAGAATGGGATTATCCTGATAACATTGTGACATCAAGGTTGAAATGCAGAGGTTCAGGCCGTAATATGAGACTTAGGTTTGAGTCTACTACAGGTAAGGACTTTGTTTTACTAGGGTTTGGAGTTCTACAAGGTGTCAACAGAAAGTACTAGACTAAAGGGTATCAGAGGGGATACCTTTGGGGTAGACTTAGAGTACACAGAAGAGTTGGTGTTTATCCATTTCTCAGACATAGAAAAGTTTAATGTGTCTGTCTTCAGGCAAATGAGGAGCCTTTTAAAAGATTGGTGGGTGTTCTTCAAGATTCAGGGTTACAAAGCTATCTTCGCCCACCTTCCTAACGACCACCAACAGCCTAAAAACATAAGACTATTAACAAAACTGGGGTTTAAGCCCCATATAAAGACAGCAGACTCTTTGGTCTTTATCTACAGATAGGAGTAAACACCTTGCCAGAAGTTTTTTCAATACTACAACTAGGATTAGGCGTAGCCTCTTTAGGGGCGCAACAAGAGGCAGCGAGGGAGCAAAAAAAGTCGGCTCAACTTGCCCAGAGAAGGACTGCAAACACTGCTTTAAGAGAAGCCCAAATGAGAAGGGCTAGGGCTATGGTTGTTGGACAGAACACAGGGGCTACACCTATGGTAGGGCAGCTTGGGTCTCAGTTTGGAGCTACCGCTGGCTACGCCACTCAACAGAGTGGCTTATCTGGAAATATATCTGAAGCTAGGGGCAGGGCTTTGGCGTTGAGTGGACTAAGTAATCTTATGCCAGATTTTAAAGACACATACGGTGAACTCAAACAAAAAGGCTGGCTTTAAGCCAAAGGCGGATGAATGGAACGTGAAAAACTGCGAAGCCCACAACGGGGCTTTTGAATGACAAAACTGCTTTAAAGATCGGTTAAGGACGTGTAATGGTTCAAATTCTTGGTGAAGATAGGCCTCCAGTAATTCTTGGAGAAGATACAAAAGAAGCTCCTGTGTCTACTCCCAGTACTACACAGGTAAAGAACAGAGATATGGACTCTCTTGTTGTTTTTGGTAAGGTATCTGACGAGGTAACTCCTGAAGACCTTGCTGCCTTATCTTCCGAGGCATATGATGAAGTCATAGCAAAAGTCGAGGAAACCTTGACAAACCCTAAGAACAAGGCGAAGGACGCTGAAAATATCTCAGACATTCAAGAGAAAACCGAATTGCTGAACCCGAAAGAATACTTTGCTTTCGTTAAGGCGAGTATGAAAAACCCTGACCTCACTGCCCTTGAAGTAAATTCGTCGATAAAGTTAAGGTATCTTCAGGAAAAAATTGAAGAAGAGGTAGAGTCGGGTTCTAATAAGGCAGGTTGGTTCCTCAATTTCTTAGACCGAGAGTTTCTAAGGATGCCTTGGAATATACTTGAAGACGTATTTATGTCGAGGGGTGAAAAGGAAGGCTTGGTTTTCCTTGACGCCATTACGGGAGATATGTCTCTCGAAGATTTCAAGGTCTTCCTTGAGCCTATTGTCGCAGATTACAAAGAACAGGGGGTATTTTTAAGCAGTAACCCTCAAGCACTTGGAGACCTGTCGATTAGGGCTACTAGCTTAGGTGACTATTCGGCGGCTCAACTTGATCGACTGCTCGCCGTATTTGACTTAGCCACTGCTGCCGTTCCTGTCGGTACATTAGGCAAAGGTATGTTGAAGAAGGTTGTTTCAGTAAAGGGTAGAGTCAAGTTACTCAATGACATGCAACATTCGTCTACTCCAGCAACTCGAATAGGTGCTGCAAGCGACTCCCAAACAGTCGCAGAGCAAGCTGCTATACGAATAGCTAATGCTACTGATGACACAAGTAACCTATCTGATCTAGGTCCATCAGCATTTAATGATGCAGCACCTAATGCTAAGGTGAGGCCCACGTTAAATTTTTCTACAATAAGTGCAAGAGTTGTTCAAGCCACTAAAGACGCCAACGCCTACGCTAAGAGGGCGTTAGGTGATACCTATGACGAGGCCGCAATAACTGGGTGGGTGACTAAAATCCAAGGGGAAGTAACTAAAGCTGTTGGCAGAAGCCTAAACAACTTTAAGATTAACTACGAAAAGAATACCGTAGTCGGTTTTTTTGGACATGCTAGAACAGGTCTTCCTATATCTAAGAAGACAGCCGAGAAAATTGCTAAGGACATACCTGAAGCGAAAGTGATCCCTGTTGATGGTGTTGAAGGTAAGTACCTAGTACAGTACGAAGTGCCGATAGATTTAGATAAATTTGTTAAGGTAGAACATAAAGTAGAGGCAATAGGAGGAGCCATTAGACAGGCCCTGTCTCGTCTCAGCCATCTTAACCCAATAAAAGGTGCTTACCTAAGAGATAACCAAGCCTTAAATAACTTGGCTGAGAGGGTTGAAACAGGTAAGATTACGATAAAGAAATTTGCTAAGGTTCTCACAACAGACATTGGAAAGCTTTCTTCGAGGGAGTTTGAAGAAGTAGGGGACATAGTTCTTGATCTACAGTCTAGGGACTTAGCGCAACAAAGAAATTGGATGTCTAAGGATGCGTTTGTAGACGCTTGGAAAGCTAGACATAATGGCAAGGAACCTAGTCAAAAAGTAGTTAAAGGCTACTTGAGTGTAGTAGACTTAAGTAACTACAACTATATCCTCAAAGCCCAGTCTATTATTAGAAAACTTCACAGGAATAAAGTCAGAAGGGTCAGTGTAGTTCTCGGAGACGAGGCTAGACCAATGGCGGGGCAGAAGGTTTCCAAGCTTCCTGATGATGTCGATTGGGTGGTAGAAGCTACAACAGGGAGGTTTGTAGAGTTCTCTAAGTACTCAGGCCCTAAGAAGAATATCTTTAAGGTTGAAACAGACCTGACTGACGGATTAGTTGAGACTAGGTACATCGTAGACACAGACACAATTCATGCTTTAGACCCCCAAGATGTTCTAGGGTATAATGCTGGTGGTCCCCGTATCAATCCTGAGGCCCAGTACTTTGTGACTTTCCAAGGGGCTGATGGTAAGATTGTTAAGGTTGCTTTGTCAACAACAACAAGAAGCCAGGCTACTAAAACAGTTAAACAACTTGAGACACTATTTAAGAAACACGCTGACGGTACCTTAACCGACGCTGACGTAGCTGCAAACAACTCTTGGGCTAAAAACCTAGACATGGATACAGTCAGTAAATTCCTTAAGGTTGCTAGTGATGAAGGTTGGGATTTAAGGGCTGTTAGTAAAGTTCTATATAAAGCTAGGGACGAGAGAGTATACGAAGGCGTTGTTGGAGATACTTTCATTCCCGCAGCCACTGCCGATGAATTTGTGACATTCTCAAGGAGGAGTGACGTACCTCTCTTACACTATGGGGGGAGTCCAACCTATAATGAAAACCCCTTAGGTAGCGTTATTGCTCAGACTAATACCGTAAGTAGGCAGGTGGCCTCAGAAAATTACGATACAGCGGCCAAGGTATCCTTAGGCAGGGCTGCAAAAAACATAGTAAATAAAGAGGGTGGGAACCCTGACTATGTGGGTTGGACAGACAGAGACTACTATGACATAATAGGAACAGAGAAATTAGCAGGCGACACTGATCTCCTTAAGTTACTCGAAAGCAGAAAGAGAGTTTTTGAGCTTAGGTCTGGTATGGTGCCTGAGGGAGAAAAACTCCTTGGCGATCTAGCAGATACTATGTCTGAGGTTGTTACAGGAGGTAAGTACACCCCTGATAATCCGAGTAATGCTCTGACCAGATTTGGTTTTTCCAGTACCTTCTTTAGCGACCCTTTCCAGGTATTCCTACAAAGTGTGCAGAGCATTAATATCGTAGCTATGGCTGGCATGAAGGACGGTATAGAAGGTGCCTTACTAGGAAGGTACCTCTTTAAATCTAGGGGCATACCAAGAGGGCCTCAGTTAGACCTCTTCCTAGAGGGGATGGGCAAAGAGTTTGGTATGACTACTGAGCAGATGAAAGACCTCAGACAACTCTATATTGACCTTGGACGGTATGAGGTTGACCCCTCTAATCTTGCCGAGGGTTTCTTAGAGTCTAGGGGAGCATTAAGAGTTAAGGGCAGTGCTGGTCGGGTGGCTATGCACAGTACAGGTAAGGTTTGGGACAAGGTATATAGAGCAGGGATGAAGCCTTTTGTTAAAGGCGAGGAGATTTCCCGTAATACAGGGTTCGGCGTGGCTGCCCTTAAGTACCATAGGGTCCAGATAAAAGGCAGTAGGACTGCCAAGTTAAATAATTCTGAGGCTAGGTTCTGGATAACAGACAAGGAGCAAGCCTACACGCTTAGAATGACACAAGCTAATAAAGGGACTGCACAGTATGGCCTATCTAAGGTTCCACTCCAGTTTTATTCCTTTATGTTTCGTTCTATGGAAAACATATTCGTAGGCAGAAGCCTGACAAAGAGCGAGAGAGTGCGTCTTGCAATAATGCTTGGACCTTTCTGGGGTACAACAGGCTTATCTGTAGTAAACGAACAACACTTGACTGATACAGTTAATTACTTCCTGCCTGAAACCCTCCAGATTGGGCAAGGAAGTAAGACACAGGACTTGATTAAGTACGGTCCCCTAGACGCCTTGTTCCAGTACGCAGGTGTAGACACTGCTTTCGCAGTACGGGTCTCTGTAGCCGATGGTATTTCACAGACTCTGAAGTCTTACCGAGAGGACAGTTTTGGAGAGGTTGTCTTAGGCGCTGGTGGAGGTAAATCATATGAGTTTGCCGGAGGCCTTGTTGCGGCTATGGCAGCTATTACGAGGGGTGACCCCTACTACTCTAAGGTTAAACTTGCTGAAGCCTTCAGAGAAATTAAAGTTATAGATATAGGGGCTAAAGTAAAAGGGATTGTGTGGGACGACATCTACCAAACCAAGTCGGGAAAACGTATCCAAGGACTTGACTTAAATACTGCCGAGACTATTGCCGTTGCGCTTGGTGTCCCAGTAAAAAAAGTCCAAGAGTTTTACGACGCAAATGACGTTATTTATGCATCATCAAAAGAGTATAAAATTGTATACAAAGCGACGGGTGTTCTTGTGAGTAGTTTCTGGGATGCAATTAATAACGAAAACAAAGAGGCTGCTGAAAAAGCTCTGGCGAGTATAGAAAGCCTACTTACATGGTCTAAACTTACAGAAGTGCAGAAAGATAAAATAAGGAATTCCCTTTGGTCAAGGTCTGATCAAGATGTTTTTGACTCTTGGCAGAAACTCTTGCGTATGGGGTATACCGGAAACGCCGAGAGACTTTCAGAAAAGGTGATTAATAATGAGTGAACTAGCCCCGACACTGGAAACCCAGATCGAAGCAATCCCTGTCATAGATCAGCCGGATGTAACTGAAGCCTTCAGAAGTTTCTTTAAGGGATCGACATCGGGTGGCCCTACTGAGGCAGGTAGAAAGAGACAAGCTAACCAAAACTACGTGTCAGAGATGAGTAAGGCTCTTGAAATTGTAGGCTCTAACGAGGTAGCTGGAAAGATGCTTGCACAAAAGGCTTATTATAACCTCATTGCGGCAAACGGGGGTAGTACGTCAGATCAGGCGGCCTTCTTTACACGAGTCACGGGTTCAAGACCAGAGGATTTTGGAGTGGACACGGAAGAGACTGCAATGCAAAAATGGATATTAGACCATGAAAGTACTTATCGAGCCTACCGGGTCTTGGTCCTTAACAAGTTAAATGATGGCAGTAGTGGAGAAAAGACATTTAGTGAAGAACAGATTAACAAGGAAGCTTGGTTACTTAAAATACGTTACGACACTAAACAGGCTGTTTTAGCTCAGCAGGAACAAATGGCGAAAGCAGGCGAGGATATTGATGGTAATAGTGTTATAAGTGCTGTAGCCGATGAATATGTCAAGGTTTTCGCCATGTTTAAAGAAGCATTGAAAGATAACCAAGTTTCACAAATGGAGCGACAAGAAATAGCTGCAATGGTGAATGGTTATTTCCAGACTAGGTATGCTCCGTTCTTAGGCGAAAATGGCAACACAGAAGTTAAAAATTATTTTAAGTCTATGAAGGGGTTAGTAGGAAGTTTAGATAGCTTTGATAACCCAAAAGCTCTGTTAGACAGCGTGACCAGAGTTCTTCAAAAGCAAGGTGTAAACCCTGTAGTGATTGCGGCCCTTAATAAACTTATTGATGCCAACCCAGAAAGGGTGCTAGAGATGGCGGGGGGCGATCTGGATGCGATGATCAAAGTGTTAAAAAGCTCTGGTAATAATTTTACTATAGGCTTTGGTGAACTGAAAGAAAAAGTTGAAGAAGAGGGTGTGGACCCTAGCACTTATGTTAAGGAGGCCCCTCAAAAAAGTGTTGAAGAGTGTCTTGACTATCTTCAAGAAGTAGCTTTTACAGTAGACCTATCCAAAAAGATTGAAGGAGACCCAGAGGCCGCAAAGGACTTTTCTTTTCATAGCAAGGCATGTTTAGCTTTGGTGTCAGAAAACCCTAGCTTCATCCTTGGTGGGAAGTATGAAGAGAATTTCGCCGGACCAAATTTCATTAAAAATCTCGAAGCTCTTTTCGGAGTAGACGGCGAAGCTGCGACTAAAGTTTTGAGAACAGTGCAGAAGTCTGTAGCTGCCCAAGCCAATCAAATTTTAACTGAAATTGGCTCTCTCTCGGATAAGTCTGAAGGTGCTGGAAAGTACCTTACCTATAACCAAGACACAGGTGAGGTGTTTTTTGACTTCGACAAACTAGAAAAAGACCTTAATAAAGAGGCAGAAAATGACTTGGAAACTGGAAGTGTAGTCGGACAGCTTACCCAAAAGAAGCTTCAAATGTTTTATAAGATTAGAACCATAATAGACGATCAACATGGAGGCAGTTTCCAAAAGTATCTCAACTCCAAGGCTTTTAGTGTAGAAGATTACTCAAGTATTGATAACCTCCTCGGCTCTAGGTTAAAACCGATTTTAGGCCTTTATGAAAAGATTAGAGTCCTCGAAGGCAAACGAAAACGACTAGTTAAACTAGCCGATGGCAATCCAGTGGATATAGGCTTGTTCGAATATGAATCTGCCCGACATCAAAATGATAATATAGCTGTTTCAGTTCTCCCAAACATTCCTCCTTTGGTTGATCCCAGAGAACAGGAAGCCGCCGGAAAAGTGCAAGAAGAAATTGATAGTATAGTTGAACCCGCTATTGTTTTTGACCAAGTGGACCAGGCATCAGAAGCTGCCAGCAACAAAACTCCTGAAGATAGTGATCTCTCTGAGGAGAATCTGCGAGAGGCTATACGAGGATTTATGCCGAGATGGTTGCGTGGTGCTGAACGAGAGGCCCACATTCTCAAGAAAATGGAGAGTTTTAATGTTGACAAAGATATTCTCAGAACCTTAATCAAGAAAGTACTACGTGAGGAGGATCAGAGTACTTACGGCACAGAGGAGAAACCTTGGCCTATAGCTTGGACGGATGAACAGACAGAAGATGAAAAGCTTTTCAATAGTCTTGATAACGGTGATTGGTTTATTGATCCAGATGGTACCAAGAGACAGAAACAACGAGACATCCCAGTGGAGGGTAATTGACATGGCTGGTACAGGAATTGATTGGGATGCATACTCGACCAAAAGCTCCGATGCAGTCTTTAATGACCTAACACGAGGTGATAAAGGAGATAGGGTCACTATACTACAAAAGAACCTGATTGACGTTGGCTACAAGGTAGGTGGTGTTGATGGTATCTTCGGTGGTGGTGTTCAACGTGGACTGAAGAAGTTCCAGAAAGACTTCGGACTACCAGAGACGGGTATTTATGACCGTGCTACAGCAGAAGCTATGGCTGGGGCACCTGAGGTTATCGGTCAGCAACAAGACCCACGGGGAGAGGCTAACGAGTTCACCAGAGGATACCAAGATGGGGAAGCTGGAGAGACTTTTGGTGAGGAAGACTTAGTTATTTTCCCCGATAAAACATTCATACATGATCGGAAAATAACACCAACGTCTATTATGGTACACCACACAGGTAGCTCTAGTTCAGATGTTTTTGGGGCTGTGAAGAACAGAGGTTTGAGGGTACACTATGCTGTACAGCCTGATGGGACTGTTGAGCAGTTTATGGAAGGCACCGTATACGGCGCTCATGCAGGTGGTGGTTGGAACCAAGGAGATATAGGTAACTCTAATACTATAGGTATAGAATTTGTGGGAAGTAACGATGGAGCTATCACACAGAAGCAGATTGACTCCGGTGTTAGGTTCCTTCCCTACCTTATCAAAAAACACGGCCTGAACCCAGAAGACGTAGTAGGGCAGATGGAAGTATCCACACATAAACAGGCTGGAGAAGGGGCCAGAATCCTGTGGGAGTACAGCAAGGCCCAAGGGCTAGATAGACCTAACTACTTCTCCGTAGGTTCTGGTAAAAGGCTACGTGACTGGGTTATCTACGGTGGTTTCACTGAAAAGGATGCTAAAAAAACATGGGAGAACTGGTCTATTGAAAAGGATGGGGTAACCTATTCGGGTTGGTCAGGTGCGCAGGACTTGTACGACAAGGAGGCTGAAACAGTAGGGGCTGCCCTCGTAGCAGCAGGTTACACCAATGACCAGAAGGGTATGAAAAAGTACCTAGTAGACTCCGGTGTTAAACTTCCATCTAGGGTTGGAGCCTACAGGCTTTCTAATAGCCTTGCAATAGCTCTGCTTAGTGGAAAATCCAAATGAAGTATGTAATCTCTTTATCACTAATACTTCTACTATCTGCCTGTGGAGGAGGGCCTCTATCTCTCCTGACAGGTGGTGGCCCTAACGTAGCTGCAAATGTGCAGGCAGGTCAAGAGAACACTCAAGCGGTGTCTCAGGTGGAGGCTAACCAGACTGAGAACACTACAATAGACAACGGTGGTACTGTGACGATTTTGAACAACGATGTACCCCTCTGGTACATGTTGCTGCTTATACTAGGGTGGGTACTCCCGTCACCTAAGGAGATAGGGAGGGGTATCATAGCTCCGTTCAGGGGCCTGGTTATTAAGAGAAAAGAGTGAAGACAACCATTGTTATCCTCTTCCTAGTCAACGCTGCTTGGGTGCAACTAGACGGATGGGGGGAGCGAGAAGCTAAGACAGAAGAAGAGTGTTTAGTTTGGGTTGAAAGGGTAAATGAGGTGCTAAAGACATCGACTACCTTAGAGTATAAAGTGTACTGCGAAAGGGTTAAATCTCCTTCTCAAACTCATATAGACGTTTCCACACAGACAGCAGTTCAATCACAGTAGGCCACGACTTGAAGAGGTACATAAAGCTGCCCTCCACCCTACCGAATGCCCTCAGTATTTGCTGCATAGTACCTAGTGTAATAATTCCTGCTACTATGGTTGGTGCAAGAACAACGTAACCCACTAGTACGTTAGCTTGAAGACAAGCTAGGCGAACAACATTAAACCATAGATACCTAAAATAGTTGGTGAAGTGAATTGACTGTACGTCATTATATAAATCAGCAAAGGTCTTAGGTTTCACCTCTCCGTCTTCTGCTTTGACTAGAACCTTGCGGTAAGCGGCTTCCCTTGCCTGAATGTCGTACTCAACTCCAACAAGGTTAAGGAACCTACCTGCTAACCATAGGGCTAAGGTGATCCCCACACTCCAGACAACGGCAGAAAAGATTAGTCCGTACTGCCAGCCGCCAAAGAAGGTAGTCGTGAGACCTGATGATAAACCCCACAACACAGGTACAAAGGCCAGAAGGATCATCACACTCTCTACTAACGCCACCCCCAAGTTCTCCATCAGTCGAGAGAACTTAACTGTGTCCTCCTGAACCCTCTGGGCCACACCCTCAATATGCGATACCTTGCTATAGACTGAATGGTACCATTCGACCATAGACGTTCTCCAACGGAATAGCCAGTGGGAGGTAAAGAAAGATAGGATAAGAACAACAGAGATATAGACTGTTGCTATCTTACCAAAGCTGAGTAGTTCTTTGAAGTATTCCGGCAGAGTAACAGAATTAGGTTCCGTCAAGGCCCTCTGTATCATGTTGTAGAACGTACCAAACCACTCGTTTATCTTTACGTCTAGTTGGACTTGGTACCACATAGCCCCTAGTATAAAGACAGCCCCAAAGTAAGCCCATACGGCCCACTTCTTTGTTGTCCAAAACCTACCCATTGCATTTATTAACCCTTTTCATGGCTAGTCTAGGTTTGACAGAGAAGGGATCGTTGTCCCGCAGTTGTTTGATAAAGTCTGTACTGCCTAAGTCAAGGAAACGACAAGGGGATGTATCAGCTATAACGGACTTTGCAAAGTTAAAGGTAAAGCCCATCTCAATAAGATACTTAGTTCCGTCATGGTGGCTTGAACTAGTCAGACGGGCAAACTCGTCAACGGTAATCATCGTAGGCATCATCCTGTAGTAGCCCCTGTGTATGATTAACTTCCCGTCTGTGTATATAAGAGGACTACCTAAGGCAGCATAAGCACAGGCAGAAGCACAGGTGGTACCCTTTGGGACAGTCACTATTAGTTTATTTCGGCGGATAAGCCGACCTAAGGATAGGCCAGCGTAGAAGTCACCACCTGGCCCCTGCATACGGAGGCCCCTGACTTCATTGGTCGCTAGTATGGTATTCAATCTCACCCACTGTACAGAGTTAGTAACCCCGTACAGTGACACGATTTTTGTTTCTTTGTCGTAAGTCACCCCCGCCTGTGTGGGGCTATGTAGTAAAGTAAAACAAGCTAATGCGGCAAGCAGTCTTAGCATCTTTCTCTCCTCTTCTTAGAGATTTATTAGTTCAGCTTCAGGATAGGGTATATGGTAGAACAACTCACCCTTAAGTATGTGTCTCTTCCTGCCCCCTGTTTCCTTATTAAGATGGCGGGAATGAGGTTGGGCTGGTTCTTTAATACGGTCCTCGGTTAAGGCGGTACCCTTTATCCGCCAACATTGTTTAAAATCTTTTCGGAAGACGTAGAAATTTAACAACGTAAGTAGTTTGGCTTCATCCTTATGTTTTTTTATCAGTCTGTTTTTTCTTTCTGGTATTCTTATCTCTCCCCAACTCTCAGGCCAAGGCCCCTTCCAAGATACTTTAACCTCTGCTTCACTGTGATAGGTGTAGCCACCCTTCGTAGATACAACGTCTGCGTAGTAGGTTTCAGAAGTGTCTAAGATTTTGTGGCCCCTTGTCTTTAGAAGGCGAGTCAAAGCGTCCTTAGCAGGTCCATCAAACGCTTCGTAGTCTCTACGACTAAACTTTTTTCTTACCGCTACCATAGTAGGCTCCTTGTTGGCCTCCCCCGTAGGACTCGAACCTACAACCTTCTGATTAGAAGTCAGATGCTCTGTCCAGTTGAGCTAGGGAGAGAAGGGTTTAGTTGAACAGACTACCAAATATCATAAGGGCGATTACCCCTATCACAATGATAGGCAGGTACTTCTTAATGTTAAAATTTTGCATTGTGTTTTCTCCTATTCACAAGTTCTTAGTCCGGTTGAAGTATCGAAGTAGCAAGCTGCTCCTTCGTCAATAAAGTTATTTTCCTCCTCTTCTGGTTCTTCTACTACATCTTCTGCTGAGTTGGCAGACAGGATACCATACCTTTTCCCGCCAGCCCTAAATGTTGTGCAGCCAGAGGCACCGCCCTTGTAGGCTTGCATGTATACATCTTTGAATTGCTCCCAAGTAACATCATCACCTACATTACATGTCTTACTACAGGCACTGTCAACGTACTTTGAAGCCAAGTTCAGCACCCGTACATGGTCGAAGACGGATAACTCATTGGCTGTACGGCCTCTAACGGCAAACTCCCTATACCCGTAGTCGGTTACAGTCTCCGTCACCTGACCCTCAAGGGTGTTAATAACTCTGTCATAGGAGTGGGAGAATACTGGCTCAATACCACTCGACACATTATCAGCACTCAAGGATATGGTTCCCGTAGGAGCGATAGAAAGTAGGTGGCTGTTTCGTATACCATACATTCTTATCAGCCCCCTTATCTCGTCAGGTAGCGTCTTACAAAACTCTGAGTCAAGCATCCTTTCGGAGTACAGAGGGAATGATCCCTTCTCCAGCGACAAGGCAACAGAGGTTCGATAAGCTGTATTACGGAGTGTAAACATAATCTGAGAAAGCTCGCCCATAAACTCATGGCTGCCATAGGGGTAACCAAGAGCCTCAATAGCATTAGCTACACCAGTTAAACCTAGCCCCATCCTCCTTTTATCTTTCGCCTCTTTCTCTTGTTCAGGTAAAGGGTATGTGGCTCTGTCAACTACGTTATCCATAGCCCTTACAACATGAGGGATGTCGTGGATAAACTGGTCATAGTCAAATACCTGTTCTCCGGGCCAACACTCTTCTTTGTCTTTAAGACATACATACTTAGTCAAGTTAAAGGAACCTAGAAGACAGGCACCGTAAGGCGGCAACGGTTGTTCACCACAAGGATTGGTGGCGGCGATAGTCTCGCAGTAATGTAGGTTGTTCTTCTTATTCATACGGTCAATAAAGAGTACTCCAGGCTCTGCCCAATCCCATGTGGCCCTAAGTATTTCGTCCCACAAAGCTGCCGCCCTGATAGTCTTGTACACCCTACCCTCGAACACAAGGTCAAAGTCTTCATCGTTTTCTACTGCCACCATGAAGGGGTCAGTAATCCCTACTGAGATGTTAAACTGTGTTAGCTCTGTATTATTCTGTTTAGCTCTTACAAACTCTTCAATGTCAGGATGGTCTACCCTAAGCACACCCATCTGAGCGCCCCTGCGGTGCCCTGCACTGGCAATAGTCTTGCACACTGCATCAAAGATTTGCATAAAAGATATAGGGCCGGAGGAACGGCTGTCGAGGCTACGGATTAATGCCCCTTTAGGACGTAGTGTAGAGAAGTCATAGCCAATCCCTCCCCCTAGCTGCATGGTACGGGCCGCTTCCTTTGCTGCCTCCATGATACCATTCATACTGTCTGGAACAGTACGGGACACAAAGCAGTTGTAAGGTGTGACAATCCTTGCCGCTCCCATAGCCGACTGTACCCGACCAGCAGGGAGAAACCTCTGCTCCCCAAAAATTTCTTTTAGTTTTAGAAAATGCTCCTCGCTATCCTTTAAGGCATTAGCTTGACGGACTACCGCTTCCTTAAATCCCTCGTTAGGGCCTCTGTACTTCATCTTGTGTATCTCTTCTGAGATAGGTAGTGTCGGCCCAAAAGTCTTGTCTTCCGTTTCTCCGTTTACACGCATTACCTAACGCCTCCTGTGATCCAATAAATACTCATTCCTCCATCCTTTCCCACTCTTCCATCTCTACATCTAAGAAGAAATAATCGTCAAGGTCAAGGTAACCCTCGTCTATCATAAACTTAACCAGCACCCTCTCTTCAATATCGCTCTGCTTGACTAACAGACCGAGACCGTAATTATCTACCAAGGCATTTAACTTTGACTCGAAGTCAAACATCATATTGACCCCACCATTCCAGTATTTTCATCTAAAAGAATAGGTTCGATGCTTTTCTTAAAGTGGGTTGTGAACTTATAGGCAGAGTCAAGGTCACAAAACCTAATGACTATCTGGAACATGTCCTCTTCGTCACCTTCTGCCAGGGCAACTACAGACCAGATACCATCATCTTCATAAGGGTCTTCGTGAGGTTCTTCGACTATCTTATGTACCTTTATCATTAAACAACTCCATAAAGTGATTTAAGTCTAACATAGCCATTGGCTTCTGACGATTTGCTTTGAAGACCACTAGAGGTCTAGCTCCGGCTGGGGTGTTGGCCTTGGCTTGTTCGTAGTAGGTGTACGCCGCAACCTTAGCCATTGATTTACATTCCACTGAGTAAGGAAAGACTTCCCTAGCTTTTTTAGATAGTTTAATATCCTCCCCTGTTTCCCCCATTATAGCAGACCTGACGTCCACGTCAAGTTCTAATGTAGGGAACAAGGACAGTATCTTGTCCCTCACCGTTTGTTGAAGCCTACGTCCTTTAGCTTTTGCACTAGAGGTTTTCATAGTACCTCCGGTACCCTTGGTAAACTTACAACATCAATTAAAGTGACCGGACCTTTACTATACTGGAAGGTACGGGCCTCAGGCCAACACTCTTCTTTATGTGAACAGAAAGAACAAGACATACAAAGTTTAGTGTTAGGTGAGTCTTTGTACTGAGGCACAGGGTCAAGGCGAGTAGTAGGCATAGGTCCGGCTACCATGTCCTTAGCCTCTTGGATTTCCTTAGGTTTATTGTCAATCATTTCAGTCATATCGTGTACGTCAAGTACAATCTCACCGTTGACCTTGTTGACAACGAGAAAGGCCCCGTGTGTCTTATCGGTTACAAGGGGATCATCCTTTGCTGCCGCCACATAACTAGATAACTGACTACGGTACCCAAAGGGATCGTCGTACTCCAACTTACCTTCCTTAAACTTCTGGAAGGCAAAGGGTGAGGCTGACTTAACGTCAACAGTCATGCCATCAATAACACAATCTCTATGACCTTTGATGCCGAAACAATCAAGACGGTCCTGTAGGCCCCTGACTTCATGCCCCGATGCTATGACCAGAGAGATAACTAACTCTTCGATCATGTCTCCATAAAAGAACTTCAACAGGTCTGCCCCTTTAGGGGTCTCCTGGTTATCATCGCTGTTAATACGGTACCAAAGTTTACGCTTACAGTCAGAGCCTACACTAGATAAGGATAGGTAACGTCTGGGTTCTTGGGGATTACTAAACCTTTTATTAGCGAGGAGAGATATTGTACTGCCCATAGCACTCCCTCTCGCCCCTGTCCATCCGCCTCTACCTTCTAGTACTGAGTAAAGATCGTCTACTAGTGTCTTAATGTCAGCCATTTTCATACTCCTTTATTAACCTATCTAAGTACCATCGGGCTTTTTTTAAGTCTAACATAGGCTTTCCCTTATACCTGAAACGATGGAGGTACTTCTTTGTATTTCCCTCAAGGTACCCCATAAACATAACAGTGTCCATGTTATCTTTCATGTAGTCTATACATTCTATAGTACCGTCACCATAATGAGGAGGTTGGTTTACTGCATCAGGTTCTTGTTCTTTCCAGAGGTAACCACTGCCCTTTCCTTGATCACAGGTGCCTTGCCCTTCATACGGATCGTTTCTATCAAACTCTTGGTAGTACCCAAAGTCTTGAAGCCTGTTAAGTGGTTTGCTCATTTGTGTTTTTCCTTTCTCGGCAGCTTCTTCTTTTTGTTAGGTATGACCTGCGGGCGGTACTTAGGTTGCCTTAAGTCCTTAGCCATAGGATTAGGTCTCCTTTTTGTATCCCCCACAGGTCTGTTCCTTATGCCGCTTCTTCTTCAGGTTCAAAGACTACATGCTCAAGGACTGTAACCTCCATCAGAGATGTACGGTGATAGGTCTCTCCGTCATGTGTCTTACCTCTAGAGATAAGGCTCTTGACTTCGCAGACACTATCATTACCAATAGTGCCATCCTCTTCAAAGTCCCATGCAGTCCCGTCAGGGTGCTTGACTACGGGCTGTCCTCCGGCCTTCGTGATTACAGTACCATCCGAAAGCTGGACCTTGTGTGGACGTGTGAACTGAATGCCAATCAATTGCTCATTCAGCAGCAGCTTCTGTTTAGGTCGCTTCTGTGAGTTGGCATTAACCAGCTTCTGATACTCCTCCTGTGACAGGATTTGGAGGATAGAGTATTCACCCTCTGTTACCTCAGCCTGCCCTTGGTAGCCGTGGAGGTCACGGTTTTCTTCAAACACCCTAGCCCAACGGACGGGACCAGTGGTAGTGACGGTAGTAAACTTCGACATATCGTTTCCTTTTTGATTGATAGGATCGTGGTTGATCCAGTTAGTGAGTTTCAGCCCAACTTGTTCCAATGTCGGTGGAACCAGCTAGAGGACACATTATAGCAAGGTTTTTCCCAGTGTCAACAATTGATTGACGTTGGATGTCACCTAATTTTTCTGCTGTTTCTCTCTCTCCTCTCACTTCTGTTTGCCATTCGTCATGGGGCCAAGTAACTAACCTGTAGTCAAACCCCGCCTTGTCTGCTTGCTTTGTCCACTGTAGTGCAGCATGTTTCATAATAGTAGCCTCGCCATTCTGTAACATACCTGCCAGTGTTTTGTGTTGACTAGGTACTGGCACCCTTCTGCCATCCAACCCAGTGAACCAACCTACCTTTGCTATGACAGGGATAGTTCTGTTTTTAAGCCGAGCTAGACCAGAGATAGAATGTAGGAAGTTTTCAACTGCCTGTGCTGCTTCACGAGGGGTGACCCTTAGTATCTCAGCAACCTTTGCGTTACCTGCCCCCAGTAGGAAGGCGTAGATAAACGTCTTTGCCATATCCCGTGTAATGTGAGACATACCTAAGGCCTTTCGATTCAGGTTATGGATGTCTGTTTCATCCTCTTTCCTGCCCGACACAATAGCGTGAACATACTCTTCTGACTTCATCAGGTGAGCCAATACCCTTAGCTGTATACCCTCGGCGTCAGTACCCACCAACCAACTACCTTCAGGCACATGCCACAACCCCCTCATACGTCCATCGTACTTAGCCTTGACAGCCTCTACAGCAGTTCTAGGTGTGCCAGGAAAGGCGGCAGGTATGTTTGCTTGGTTAGGTTTGCTATGAGCCATACGTCCAGTCCAAGCCCCTATATGGGAGAATTTACCATGTATCCTACCATCATCCTTTAACTGACCTAACCACTCGACAAGCGAGGAACGCCTACCCTCTAGGGTCAGCCACTCGGCTAGGTGGTGGGCACCAGCGGGGGCATCGTCGGGAAGTGTGTTGAGGTTAGTTTCGTTACACTTCCATCCGTATCTCTTGAACTTTGTACCTCTGTCTTGCATTCCTTAGTGCCTCCTTTACTGTTGCCTTTATGTCTGGACAGACACTGGCATGTTTAGTTAGGTTCTCCTGTGCTGGTAGGAGTTGTAAGTTACCGGACCAGTGGGGGCCACCATCAGTCAAAGGCCACATATGGTCTACATGGTACTGCTCTCCTGTGGCCTTAGAGAAGATGTCCCTTAGTTTATAAATAGAGACTAGCCTCTGCTTTTCAAGAGGGCAGTTACGGAGGAACTTAGGAACAGCACTACGTTTCACTGCTCTCCTCCTAGCCCTTATCTCTGCTATCTTCTCCTTGTTCTCTTGCTGGTAGGCTTTATTATACCCTGCTATCCTCTCCTTGTTCTCTTGACGGTAGGCTTTCTCTCGCTCTGCTATCTTCTCCTTGTTCTCTTGACGGTAGGCTTTCTTATACCCTGCTATCCTCTCCTTGTTCTCTTGACGGTAGGTTTTCTCTCGCTCTGCTATCTTCTCCTTGTTCTCTTGACGGTAGGCTTTCTTTTGCTCTGCTATCTTCTCCCTGTTCTCTTGCTGGTAGGCTTTCTCGTTTGCTCTTATCCTCTCCTTGTTCTCTTGACGGTAGGCTTTATCATACTCTGCTATCTTCTCCTTGTTCTCTTGACGGTAGGCTTTCATTTGCTCTGCTATCTTCTCCTTGTTCTCTTGACGGTAGGCTTTAATATACCCTGCTATCCTCTCCTTGTTCTCTTGACGGTAGGCTTTATCATACTCTGCTATACAACACTTACAAGTACACTTGCGTTTGTAAAACTCCGAGAAGGGTTTAGTCTCACCACACTTATTACAGGTCTTAACATCAAAAAGGTCTGGTTGTTCTCTCATACTCAATATGTCCTTTCGTTTTGTCCACTGGCTCCCATCCGGCCTCCCACATTCGGTCGATCCGCATCTTCGGTGAGGCAGGGTTGAACGAAACGTAATCATAACACAACAACATACCATCCTTTACTGTATGGATAGGATACCTCTGTTTGTTCTTAGTGACTGAGACAAACTCCCTACCATCCTTAGCTATACGATGTGTTACCTGATGTACCTGCTGTAACTTAGGCGGGAAAGCCCTTTGCATCTCAGCCTCAAGGCTCTCTTTCCTGTCTACTACATCTCCTAGTATCTCTTCTGCCTCGTCCTCTCTGAAACAGAAGCCGTTGTCTGTCATTCGTTCACACAACCATTGAATGTTATGTTCTACCTCTAGTGCCTGGGCCTGTGTCTTATCTCGAAGAGTAGGTAACAACTTCTTATAAAGACGGTACGTCACCCTCACGTCCTGAGTACAGTAGTCAACCAGTTCAGGAGATAGTTTGTCAAACGCCTTGAAACTGGTCTTTTTATAACCAAGACGTTCACCCCATGCTTCAAGCGAATGCTTATGTCGATAGGGATACAATGAAGAAGTATGAGGCACGGACCTATCTATCAAGTAGTCCTTAAACCTAGAGATAACCAAGGTATCCACCACCTGATCATTGTCTATGGGTGAGTCAAGAAGAATACGGATAACTGGTACATCGAAACCGATTCCATTATGTAGAATAAACTTATCGACATTACGGCAAAAGTCATTGAACTTTTCCTTCTCTTCTGGGACAGAGGTAGGATTATAGAATGTCCTTTCCTCCTTTGTATCCACATCAAGGGTACAGATACACCAAATGTGGGATGGCGTGAGACTTTCGGTCTCTATGTCCATTACAACGGTTGTCATGTGTCCTCCGGTGGTTCGATAGCAGTAGGTTCAAGGGTGAACTTTTCATAATCAAAATACATTGCCCCGCCAAAGCCTGATCCTCCTCCTGTTCTGTTCTTCCTTCCAACGTAGACAAAAGTGGTGTTAGCTACAGTCTCGTCAAGGTTCTGTGTATCCCTCTTGAGTACGATCTCAAAGGCTGCGCCCTGTACAATAGAGGCACAGTACTTAGCCTCGCCTTCCTTGTTGGCGTGTGCAATGATGATGATACCCACATTCAGTTCAACAGCCAGACGTTTGAGTTGTGTTGTCAACTCAGTAAGCATGGCCTCCTTCTCACTGGTGCTACGGGCAGTAACAAAGTCCTGAATAGGTTCCATGAAGATGAAGTCAATACCCATACCAACCGCAAGGAACCGTACCTGATCCACGATACCCTCTACATCGGTGCCAACAGGGATGCCAAACTGGTACACCCGTTCACCTGATGTCATATCTGTAATGAACTCGACGTACTTCTCCTCGTACCCTAGCTCCTGCACCTTGTCCTTGCGGATCAGGTTCTTATCCTGGTTGTAGGAGAAGAGACCTAGAATACCCCGTAGTTGTGACTCCTCGCCATGACAAAAGGCAAGGCTGTAGTTGGTAGTAGTGATACACTGGTGTTCAAGGTAGCGGAAGAACTCTGTCTTACCAATCCCTGTCTCAGCGAGGACAACAGTGAATGCACCCTTGTGAATACCCATCATCTTACTGTCCAGTTCATCCAGTCCAGTAGCAAACACCTCATAGTCAGGAGTGTCACGGTAGAGGGAGAGAAAATCATCCTTGGTGCAGAGTACATTGTCTGGCTTCATCTTGGATGAAGACCACCAGCTATTGCGGTACTCATGTTCAGCACCAGCAACAAGGAACTCATTAGCATCCTTGAACTTGGTGTGTGGTACCTTGTATACCTTGTTGGGGAAGATACCAGCCAGCTTCTCGGCAAGATGGTCTGCCTTACCATCACTATCAAAACTACAATAAATCTTATCAAAGGATGATAGGTACTCCCGCACCTTCTCCAACATACGTCTGCTCGGAGTAGCAGAGGGTAGAGCAACAACAGGATACTTACTACCTAGCATCTGGTAGGCAGACATAGCATCCATCTCACCTTCTGTGATGGTGATTGCCTTAGCCGAGCCAGAGTTAAACTTGTCCATCCCAAACAATTCGTCACCGCTAAAGCCAGTAGAAGTAAAGAACTGTTTCGGCAGTATCCTTGTCTTTTTACCTGTCGTGTATGGGTACTCCTGTTTGACATCTTCATTATTAACTAAGTTGACAAAGGTTTGTACCCCGTACTTCTTCATTGTCTCTTTAGTTATACCCCTTATTGCTCGATACATAGGGGTAAGGATAGGCTGAACAACAGCCTCAGGTTTAGTGGTCATAGTCTCTCCTTCGTCAAAGATATTATCATCGTAGCTATCAGCTATCCCCTTAATGATAGGACGACTACGTTTATGGTATGGATAGTCACTACCACATGAGTAGCAATGGCCCTTATCTTGGTCGTGATACCAAGCGAAGGCATCACTTGAGCCACAGTCCTCAAACGGGCAGGGTAGTTTGTCTGTTCTTTCTAGTCTGGTCATAGTATATCCATTTCGGAAGCCTCCCTTTTATTATACAAAGTATTTCAGAATTGTCAACTACTACTTCACTTGACGTCAGGTCAATCATATTTGTACCAGTCAACCAGGCCAGCGGCATCCAACTCTTCGAAGTCATATGCAATTAGGTATTGCCTCACTTGATCGTCCGAGAGAAAGCAGTAAGAGACACTATCCTCCTCATATCGGGGCTTACAACGTAGGCCCAGACGTGCATCCTCTGCGCCGCATTCTCTTGCTGTCTTAATATTCATAGTCCATCCTCCTATTTAACTGTTGGCCGCCACCAAGCCCAAGACCGAGCGCAGTGACCCTTGCTTGTGGTCAAGTCTATCAACCACACTAAATTTATCTTGCCGTCCCGCTTCCACTGCCAGTTTCGTGCTGAAAAAGGCTGGTATACTGAGCCACCCAATACAACATTAAACAGCACAGACAGTGCCCACCCTACTCTATGTAAGTACATGCCCCTCACCTCTCCAAGTTTTCAAGCCGCCGCCGTAAGTCGGCAAGCACCTTGTCTATGTGCCGCAGTTCTTCAAAAGTAACACAGACAATTGGATCAATTACATTGTCACATTCTTTAACCCACAAATTGAGAAGATTTTCTCGGAGTTTCTTCGCCCTGTACTCCCAAGTTTCGATCTCTGCTTTTGTATTTTCAATCTCTCCACACATACTCATTGATCCCTCGTCCTTTTATCATCAGCCCTGTGCCAGTCTAGAGCCTCAGACCGAGTGTTGAACGGGCCTATCCAGCCTTCAACATTCGGACTCGAACACCACCACAAACCGTCCTCTTTAAGTAGTCCCCACATTTTATCCTTACTCCTCTCTATAACGCCCTCTCAGAAGCCTTCAGAGCCTCGCTGAGCAGCCTTCCCTAGTCTCAGGTTAGGGCCACCCCACACAGAGCCTTACACTTCCTCGTTGGCTTGTTAAACAGCTTCATTCTGTATCAGTTATATACCCGTGAACAGTACAGCAATCCGTAGCTAGCCCGAATAACGGATATGCTCTAAAATCGCCAGTGTCTAGTGAATCGCTGTCATAGTCCCAACAGATAACATCACCATATCGGGCTAAAAAGTCATCTAGCAGAGCCTCATCGCTTTCTTCTATACCTGAAATATCACCATTGATAAGGGCTGACATAGCCCAACAAGGGAAATTGTCGAAAGTGTATTTTTGTTTAAGGCGGTTCATCAGTTTTCGTCCTTCTTTTCAAGTTCAAGAATTTCATTCAGTTTTACGACGAAATTTGGCCAACCATGATATTTAACAGTTGGTTCATTTGTGCCGTACCCGAAGCCGTTGACCTTGCGCCAAACCATAGGGGCACCAGATCTAGTTACTGCCCTAAATTTAATGCGGTCGCCCACTTTAATTGCTTGCATCTTCTATCCTCCTCTAGTTGGTTTATTCAGTGACACCCTTTTCAGAGTGTCACCAATAAATCAACACTATTGGCAATTAAAAAGCTTCAAAAAGCGTGTTATCAATATCCATGAGGTCTATACGATAGGATGCGGTGAATGCATCACCCCACCAGCTACCCTCGACCGTCTGTTTTTCCGTGTCGATCCAAATATTAGGGCCACCAAACGCCACCAATACCCTTGCCCCTTTATATGAGCGATCAGCATTTAGGATATAATTAATGTCTAGGACATCAGAAAGATAATCCCACCCGCTTATAACCTCCCCTTTTTCGTATTGCCCGTCATAATAGTCTAATCCTTCAGACTTATAGCCGTCCTCAATAATCTTAACGATATTCAAGACACTATCTTTTAAAAGGCCCATTTCATATGTAGAAATGTCCCTGTTGTGTGTTGTTGTTTCAGATAACATAATAATATTACTCCTTCTTTGGTTGGTTTATTCAGTATGTGTCTGTGCAGTTATACACGCAACTTGCACCTGACTTGCTGTTGCTGATATGTTCATGTCTCCGCATAAACAAAGGCCTGCCTGCGTTGCTGGGGTTCCTGAGGACCACTCAGAGGTACCTTCAAGAGTTGAAAGGTAATATCTGCTGACAAATCGACGCCCATAAAGCGTGATCCATTCCAGCTGTCTCTTCAGGTAGAACTCAACTAATGGTTCCCCTCCGTCCTCATATGTCAAGCAATCATTGAGTCCGTAGCGGTCGCCCTTAGTGATGATGCGAGCTTCTAGGTGGTCGCCTTGCTCATTTTTGCCCAAATCAATAAACTTTGTCATGTCATTTTTCCTGTTCTGGTTTTGTTCACGTTCTAAATTTGTTCAGAGTGAGCCATCGCTAACACAACTCATATGAGCTGTCAAGTGTGCCTGTATAAATAGAATTAAAAAAGGGCCGAGAGTGTGTAGAATATACAATGAATACTGCACTGTAAGTGATTAGTAGCCACACTTGTAGTCGATACCAACTCAGACCCCCATCCGCCCGCATCTGGTATATTTATTTCAAATCGTGGCGCTACCCCGGCAGGGGGTCTCGGGGGTTCCTATATATGTACAACACAACTGAATATTTTCTAGGAAAAATTATGACCTCTTAAAAAAAAAGAGGCACCACCCCTTGACAGGTGATACCTCGGCGGGTATATACTTATGTAGCATTTGAACATAGATAAGTGTATAGGAACCCCGGAAGGGGTAATGAAATTATACCTATGTTTGACAATGTTGTCAACAACTATTTTCACTTCTACCGAAAATAATTTAAACTATACCCTAAAATAAGACTTGACACCCCCTTTCTACCTGTGCTATACTTCTCCTTATAACTGCTAGGAGAACCCCCTTATGCTATTTGGACCAGACAAGACTAAGACTATTAAAGGTGTTGTAAGGACTAAATCCTTATTTTATGAACTATCGTACACCGACACAACTCACGTCATCTTCACAACGAAAGAAGAAGATATAGAAGTAAAGGGTAAGACTTATCTCTCCCTTCATAAACTTTATCGTAGTTTGGTTTCTCACGACCCCACTGAGTATTCTTTTGCTACTGCTGTGTTTGGAAGTTGGCCCGTATGGGAAGTTATAAGAGAAGCCCCTCAACTTAAGGTCCATGTGGCAAAGTGGAGGAGAGAAGCGGAAGTAAAAGTCAAATCCGAGGCTATACTAGCTATTGCTGAAGAGATGAAGTCAAATGGCCGCAGTAGTTTCTCTGCGGCTAAACTTCTTTTAGACAGAGGGTGGATTGAAAAAGACACTGCCTCAAAGGCTAAGAAGAAGCTGAGAGAAAAAGAAGAAGAAGACTTGGACAGGGAAGCCATAAAACTTCTTGATGAAGACGCTAACAGACTAGGGTTAAAGGTGCATTGATGGCTAAAAAACCTACTATAACAACTATTACCTCTGGTTATGCCTCGACAACTCAATTGAATAATAACTTTGAGGCTCTTAGGGATTCCCTGGATAACACAGTCTCAAGAGATGGTAGCAGTCCTAACAGTATGTCGGCTGACTTGGACATGAATAGTAATGACATTCTAAATGCTGGAGGCCTTCAAATTGAGGGGACTGACATTTTCAGTATTGTTAAAAAGGTGACGGTGAGTACATCAGCGCCTTCAGGTGGATCAGACCAAGATATTTGGTTTAAGGTGGACAGCTAAAGGAGAAAACAAATGGCGGCACTATCAGACTACGCAGAAAAACTACTACTGGATTGGATGATGACCACAGGGTCAGCCACTCGTCCGACTACTTGGTATGTAGCTCTATACACAGCGGCACCCTCAGACTCAGGCGGTGGTACAGAGCTATCTGGAAACGGATACGGAAGAGAGTCCGTTTCGTTTAATGCTGGTTCAAGCCCAGGTGGTACAACGTCTAACTCAGGTGCGGTAACCTTTACAGCCTCCGGCGGAAGTTGGGGTTCGGTGACGCACTTAGGTATCTTTGACGCATCAACCTCAGGAAACCTCCTTTGGCATGGGGCCTTGACGGCAGCTAAGACTATCGCTGATGGAGATAGCCTACAATTCTCTATAGGAAATATCGACCTCACTATTGCTTAAGGATAGTCTATGACTGTATTAGTTAATAGAGCTTGGATGAACACAAGCACGACAGGGACTGGTACTGTTACCTTAGGCTCTGCTGAGGAAGCGTACCAGTCTTTCGCTGATGCGGGGGTATCTAACGGAGACTCTGTTAGGTACGTTATCGAAGAAGCAAGTGCTTGGGAGATCGGGGTAGGCACCTACACGTCTTCAGGGACCACTCTCTCAAGAACATTGATGGAGAGTAGTACAGGCAGTCTGCTTAGTCTCACAGGGACAGCTAAGGTGTTCATCCCTGTGTTGGCAGAAGATATTACAGACAACCCTACATTTGCAGGGCTGACTGTTGATGGTAACGCTACATTTGGTGATGATGACAAGTTAATCTTCGGTTCTGGCTCTGACCTAGAGATTTACCACGATGGTAACCATTCCCGAATCCATGATGCGGGAACAGGCTCACTGTTAATTGATGGCGATGAAATTTACGTGCGAAGTTCTACGGGCGAAAACAAAATAATTGCTGATACCGATGGCAGTGTTAATTTATTTTACGACAACTCAGTCAGACTGTCCACCACCAGCGATGGGGTGACTGTTGATGGTAACGCTACATTCGGTGACAACGACAAAGCTATATTCGGTGCTGGGTCTGACCTACAGATTTATCACGATAGTGCAAGCGGTCAAAGCATCATACACGAGAATGGCCCTAGTGTTCTTAAAATTCGTGCTACTGATTTTCGTATATCTAATGCAGATAATACAGCGGATTATTTGTCTGCCAATAATGGGGCTGAAGTTAGCATTAGACACAATGGGGCAGTCAAACTGTCCACCACCAGCACAGGTGTAGACATTAGCGGGACTATCACCAGCGATGGGCTGACTGTAAATCCTACAACTTCCGCTGAAATTAGCGGGGCGGTGTCTGGTGGTTACGTCTTAAAATTAGACAACACACACGCCACATCTGGCAATGGTCTGCGAATTGAAACACCATCAACAGCATCTAACGAATATGGCCTAGTTGTTAAAAGCAATAACGGTTCTAATGATAATTTAGTTGTTAACAACAGTGGCCAAGTTGGAATAGGCTGTTCGCCTAAACGTCAATTGCACATCCACAATCCATCTGCCGCATCATCTAAATTACAAATTACAAACAGCACAACAGGTTCTAGCAGCGACGGAAAAGGTTTTCAGATAGGTATCGGCGGTGACGGCACTGCAAACATTGAACAGCGTGAAAATGTTGATTTGGTGTTTCACACAAACAACACAGAGCGTATGCGGCTGGATGCCAGCGGTCGTGTAGCTATTGGCAGTACGTCAGCACATGACTCTAATGCTGTTCTTACATTGTCAAAAAGCGGTGTTGCGGCAAGTGTACTCAAAAGCACAACCAATTCAGTTACCTTTGCCGATGTTGTCAATGGTGCTACATCCGTAGCATACAGTGGTACAGCTAGTAATCACCCTTATTACTTTATGACAAACTCCACGGAACGACTTCGCATCGACTCCAGCGGGCGGATTGGAATCGGAACAAGCTCGCCTAGTGCAGTTTTGCATTTGGGTGGTTCAAGTAACCAGACTATTCAAATTGATGGTTCTTCTAACACAGCATATTATGGCACAAATGGTGACAGAGGTGATCTGTTTGTAAACTATGACCCAACAAGCGGAACAATTCTCAATTCAGCAAGATCAACAGTCGGTATCCAAATGGATGGTGCTGACGGCGGTTCAAACATCGGGTTCAGAACCACAAACGCAAATAATGTACCATCATCAGAACGTATGCGCATCGACTCTGATGGCAACTTGCTGGTGGGTAAGACTAGTCTTGATGGTGGTGCTAATACTGGTGTTGAATTTAAGTCAACTGGTGAAACTGCTATAGCTAGAAGCGGTGGAGGCAACGGTCCTCTTTATGTTAATAGAATATCTAATGACGGTAACATTATTACTCTCGCCAAAGACGGCTCAACAGTAGGTAGTATTGGTAGTGATGGTGGTGATATGGTTGCTGGTACAGGAGACACGGGGCTACGCTTTGTAGATACCGACAATGCAATTGTACCTTGGAATATGTCTACTAACGCAGGGCGAGACAATGCTATCGACCTTGGAAAACCGGCTGAACGCTTTGACGACATCTACGCCACCAACGGCACTATTCAAACATCTGACCGTAACGAAAAGCAAGACATCGAAGAACTTACAGACGCAGAGCAGAGGGTTGCGGTAGCAGCTAAAGGTCTGCTGCGTAAGTTCCGCTGGAAGTCTGCCGTTGAAGAAAAAGGTGATGATGCTCGTACACACTTTGGCATCATAGCTCAAGACTTACAGGCAGCGTTTGCAGCAGAAGGTTTGGATGCAGGTGACTACGCCATGTTTATATCAAGCACTTGGATTGACGAAAGCACTGGCGAAGAAAAATCACGTATGGGTGTTAGATACTCAGAGTTACTCGCATTCATTATCGGGGCAATTTAATGATCATTGAGGAGAATAACTAATGGCAACTTGGAAGATTATACAAATCGAAATACTTAACAGCGAGGAGGATCAAAATCCTGCTGGTTGGGTGTTGAATATTCACTATGACTGCACACAAGATGGTGGCCGAGTATACGGCTCTTTATCCATGCCTGCGCATGAGGAGGGTGGGGTA